CATAGGCGTTAATGATGTCGGCGTCCGTCACGCCCTTGACTGTGGCGCGGATGTCTTTTAGTTTTTGGTGCCACTCGTCTGCAGGACGCAGCGTGTCGCTGAACGCTTCGCTAAGCGCCTTGAGTCGCTTGGCCTCTTGATCGGCCTCGTCGCCTAGCCCACCCAGCGCTCCTGCGCCTCCCGGCTTCTTCTTCCGCAGTTCGGGGTTGCCCTTTTCGAATGCCTCGAGTGCCGCGCCTGACAGTGTTGGCGCCAGCCGTTCAAACTGTTTCGAGGATGGCGGGATATACGACTGCAGTAAGTCGCTAGCTGCGTTGAGTCCTTGGCCTATCGCGCGAACTGGAAGGAATCCATTAATGAAGGAATCCCACGCAAGTTGAGCGCGTTCGCTTTTGGAACTGAAAGAGTCCAGCCATTCGCCTATTTGCCTAAAGAATCCAGAGATTACCGGAAGATCAGAAACTAGAGTGTTGACGCTGCTGGCAAGATCGGAGAAGAACGTGACGACTTCACGCGCGACGATCTTGGCCCAATGGCCGGCTAGCTCTGAAACGACAGAAATGAATCGCTGAAACGCGGCAGCCGTGTCCATGACGACCTTCGTGTATCCGGTCCAGTCGGAGATTTGCTTGGTCAGGTAGATGGCGCCGATGAGGCCACCGACCTTAGTAATCACAGGCAGCAGTTTGGTGAAGGCGGTGCCGACCGCGGACACCTTAGCCCCGAGAAGAGTGAATAATGCAGATGCCGTGCTCGCCGACTTTCCAGCGGTTAGCACCTTTGCCTGCGCCAGACTGATACCTGCCGATGCTGCGGCAATTTCGGCCGCTGCCAATGCCGGCGCGGCTTTTGTCGCCGCGACTGACGCCGCGACTGCTGTCTTGTATGCGATGACCGAAGTCATCGCGCTCTTGAACCCTCCAGCGATCAGCGACAGCCCGGAGACAACTTTCGGCGCCATCGTGGCAACGCCAGAGAGTCCGACCAGGAGTCCCCCGGCTCCAACAAGCGCGGCTGATGTCTTCGCTATCGCTAGGGTCAGTTCTGGATGGGCCTTGGTCCACTTCGACGCCGCCGCGATCCAGTCGTTCGCCTTGTTAACGAGTTCTGTTAGCTGAGGCAGGAGTGCGACGCCGACGGCATTGGCAAAGCCCTGCATCGCCGCCTTGGTCTCAGCAAGCGAATCGTTGAACTTGTCGCCGAGTTCGGCCTCGGCCCTGGACATGGAAATGCCGAACTTGTCGGCCTGCTCCCTGGCCCTACGGAAACCTTCCGAGCCTTCGTTCAACAGCGGAATCATTTCGGCGCCGGACTTACTGAATGCCCGCTGCGCCAGCGTGGTCTTAAGGGCGCCATCCTCCATCTGCGCGAACTTGTCGGCAATCTCCTCCATAACGGCGGAGTTCGTCTTCATGTTGCCCTGGGCGTCCCTGACGGAGATGCCAAGCGCTTTGAAGGTCTTCGTCGCTTCCTTGTTGCCGGTGGCCGCGCCGACCATCTGCTTACCCAGGAAGTTGACGCCCTTGGACAACGTTTCAAAACTGGTCCCGGACTGGTCGGCCAGCAGCTTGAACGACGCCAGGGATTCTGTGCTCATACCGGTGCGCTTTGACGCATCCAGCAGCGCATCGCCGAAATTGGCTGCCGATTTCGCCATGCCCAGAAGAGCGCCGCCGACGAGAGTCCCGGCGACGGCCAGGCTCTTCCCGACCGCACTGGTGACGTCTGTGACTGGCTTCAACGCCTTCTGGAAGGCCGTCACCTCTTTCTGAGCCTGCTTGAATCCCGCAGTCCAGCCACTGACGTTGACCGTCAGCATTCCGGTGAGGGAAGATACTTTCGCTGCCATTTACCGCTTACCGCCAACCATGGCTTTTTCGATATGTTTTGAAAACAACTGCGCGCCTGTCTCTATTGCTCGATCCGCTTCCTGCTCGAATGCCGGATCAAGGAACGGCTGCTTCCGCGGAACACCGATCTCCGGGAAGAGTCCGTAGAAGGCTTTCATGGAAGGACCGATCAGAACCGATACGCTGAATCTGTCATTCAGTTGGCCGGCCCCACTGATAATGATGTTCCGGCTCAAGGTTCCGGTAAGAACTGGCGCCAACTCCCCCGCGCGACGGCGGATCGGCTCGGCCATCTCGCGGGCGAACTTATTCAGGACCTTCTCCTGCTTCGAGTAATCCAGCCTCTCGAAGTCCCGCTTGAGTTCCGGAAACCCGGACACATCAAAAACTTTGCTCACGTCGTCTTTTTGGCTTTCTTCTTCCGAGGCTTGCGCTCGGCCGCTTCAAACACGGCGCGTATTTCGCGCGGGGTCTGGATGTGCTCTGGACGCTCCTCGCGAATGGCCGTCATGAAGTCATAGGGTTCTTTGAAGGGCGCTTCCTTGGTCTTGTTGGCGTTGTAAATCATCGACGCCACAAGCCTGTCTCCGAATGGCTCTAGCCGGAAGTACGCGACCCAGTACAGAAACTCCTCCGCCGACATCCGCTCCATCATTTCCTCGCGGATCATGTGGAGGTGGGACGCCAGGCGAAAGGAGAAGACTAGGAAAGGGTCGCGAAGGAGTTTCCCTCAGCGTCGTCTGGCTCCGCCTCGACCTTGGGACCGAGGCCGTTCTCGCCCTCGATGTGACGGCAGATCGCGATCAGCGCCTCAAGGGAGAACGTCTTTTCGATAATGTCAAGATCGTCGTCGCCGAAAATCCGATTCCCCTCTTCGTTGACGACGCTGAGCACGACCAGCAGAGGCCGGTTCACTTTCCCGGACTTCTCGTACTTGATGATCCGCTCCAGCTCCTTCGCGTTCAGTTGCTGGAGCCGTACGTGGATCTGCTTGTCTGGGGAAACGAAGTCGTAGAGCTTGCGCTTCCCCCAGTTGACGATGTCTTCACGCGTTGCAATCTTCAAACTCATGAATCTCCTCTATGGCAGTTCCGCATAGGCGATGCTGCCGTCAATGGCGAACTGGAAAACGATTTGCTGCGGGTCGTTCGGGGCGATGGTTCCGCCGTCGTCATCCAGCGGAATTGCCGTTAAGGTTTGCTGGAAGGACGGATCGTCTTCAAATGCGGGATAGATGACGCGGATGGGAAATTCCGTCAACGCGATCAGGCTTTCAACGAGAGCCATCGTTTCGGACGTGCGCCACATCGTGATGGTCGGCTGCTTGCCGTCCTTCAGTCCGCGCGTGTATTCCATCGACTCGTCGGGGCTGTCCAGGGTTGTGATGTCCACCCGTGGCCTGGTTCTACCAATGCCCGTGATGTTGACGACCTCGGGAATCTGCGTGAACACTGGCGGGCTCGCAGCGCTGCCCCAGTAGATTTTGACCCCGTACCCAATTCGACCCTTGGATTCAGTTCCGGGCATTGTGAGTTACCTCCTCAAAAGTGACGTGAAATGAAAAAGGCCCGCCGGATGGCGAGCCTCAAAGCGAACAGAAAATTAACAGCACCGATTTAGCTGGGCGGCCTCTCGGCGTGATAGACCTCAGCGATCGATTCGACGATTCGCATCTGAGTCACGATTCCGTTGTCGCTGAAGCCCAACTTGTGGTCAATCCGGTGGATGAATAGCGACTCCGCTGGCGATGCTGAATTCGCGACTGACCCCCTGAACCCGTGGATGGCATCATGCAGAAACCCGTGGACGCGCTTGCAGGCTCTAAAGCTTTGCGTGTCGGTGGCCATGGAGACGAACTGGATTCTGGTGATAACCAACCCGCTGATCCCTCTGCTGTCATCCGAGAGGTTGCTCTCGCGCCGGTCATCGTTAAGGCTATAGACGATGGCTGGCGTGGCAGAGGCTTGCGGCGCCTCGTCAGGAGTAAACCTGGTCCCGATAAGGGCAGACAGCGGCGCGTATTGCAAAGCCAGCAACCGGACGGCAGCCTCAACGCCGAGCATTAACGGATCTCCGAAACCTCGATATGGATCTCGTCGCGACGGCCAATGACGTCCGCCCCTGTAATTCGGAAACGCCGAGTCACTGCCGGGCTTGTACTGTGGTCGATGATGTAAAGCACGCGGTAGCTTTCCGAAAGGATCTGGACGTTGATGGCACTGCGATACCGAAGCCGGAAGCGTGCTGTCGTCTCGGCGTGGCGCTTCTCACGTTCCGGAAAGGCCCTGCCGCCCAATGGTTCATAGGCACACCGAACGTTTTCAAATTCGTTGACCGGGAGTTCCGTGAGTTCGCCTTCGTCGTTCTTCGGACCATCGGGGTCCGGTAGCCGTTGCAGCGTCATCAGCCGGTCCAGTTTGCCCGCCCCGCCTTTAAACATTTACTTTTTACTCGGCGGGGCGGGTTGGGGCGGTGGAACTGGCCAGCGATATCGCATGGGCGGCCAACCGTAAAATTTCGCAATTTCGCGGCGTCGATTTACTTCACGCGCAGAAGGCTTGAAGTCCAGCCAATCACGAACCACGTCCCAAAAAGGCTGCGGCCAGCTTCGCTGTATGTCTACGTCGATGCTGTTCATCAACGTGGGAACCCTGCTGGAAGATCGCTGATGGATGCCGGCCGCCACGGATCCGCGGACGTATCTTTATGGCTCGTGTTGTCGCTGTGGATGCGCGCCACTAGATACCGGCTGCCGTCTTTGGAAACAAACTCGCGGTCTGCCGCCCGCATGAAGTGATAGTCCTCGGTCCGTTGTCCCCGATCCGTGAAGCGAGCCATGGTCCACAGGGAACGCTTGTACAGGTAGCTGGATCCGAGGTTGATGCCAGCGAATCCCGCATAGCGAAGAGCCCGATTCACGGCGGGCTCGTAGAACAGGATCGCGTGATAGCCAGCTAAGCTCTTACCTGAGTCCAGTAGCGTTTTAACCTGGCTAGAAACACGGTCGGGCGAGCTCCAGTCGTCGCTGTCGAAGTGGCATATCAGGTCGCCAGCCGCCATCTCGCAGCACTGGTTTCTTTTTTCTGCGATGCTCATACGCACAGGGAGTCGCTTATATCGGATCCGTGGATCTGTCGGCGTTTCAGCGAAAGACGGGCAATCCTCATCGTCCAGGATGACCAGCTCCTTCTTCGGGTAGTCCTGAGCAAGGAAACAGTCGACGGCCAGGCGAGCGTATTCACGCCTGCCCCGGGTGGGCATGATCCCGCTAATGAGCGGCGCCAAGCCTCTCCCCATCGAGGCCTTCCCACCCACCCCCACGTCTCGCCCGCTCCTGCTTCATGGCCTTAAACTCGGTGCGCTTCCCGCGGCCGTACCAGTTCTCCGATGGACCGATCCCGGCGTGAGTCAACTGGATCGGCAGTGCCGGCGCGAGCCGTCCGGCGTTTCTCCACCGCAACATGATCGCGGAGTCGTAGTTGCCGCCGTGCGTCCAGCAGGTCTCAAACACCGGGGTCTCGAGCGCAATCCGGTCCTGCGAGTGGAACAACTGGAACCAGCCATACCCGTGGGAGTCGTCGCTGATCCGCTTACTGGATTCGTCATAGCGCGCAGCACCGTACAGAAAGCCGCGCTCCACCAGCCTGGTTTTGTCTCTCCAATCCTTCTCTGGGGTAATGTCCGCATCGAAGAGCAGCGCCCAATCCTTGGGTGCCGCGGCCGCGTAAGCTTCGGCGAGCGCCAGTCCCTTATTGAAGGCGGCGCCGTTGCGAGTGAACGCATCGGTACGGAATACCGAGGCATCATGGGCCTTCGCGACCGCAACGGTCGCTTCGTCCTTCAGATCGGTCACCACCGTCAAGGTGTCCAGGGAGGGTGCCCAGAAGGGCAGGGACTTTGTCAGGTGATCGGAATAGTCGCAACTGACAACAAAGCCATGGATTCTCATTCGTTGCCGTCCACGAATCGCACGGCGATTCCGTGCTTCATCGAAAGCGCCTGCACCGCACGATCGACATCCTCAGCTTCACGCATCAACGTAAGTTCGGGCCACTTGAGTTCACCTTCGCGCGCGATGACACGGCCAGCCTGTAGATAGAGGTCTGTTTTCACGAGGTAGATTTGCTGCTCGACCTTGCCGCACTCCGCGATCTCGGTGAGTCGTGATTCCCGGCCCCATTGCCAACGGACGAGTATCGGCCCATGTGCAGCCTGCTGCAGTAGTTG